TCACCAGTTCCTTTTTTGTCTGTGAATAGCCTGACCATCAGACACCTGCCTCATCCATAGCTGTCACCATGTCTTTGACGGCATGTTCACGCTTCTTTGCAAGCCAGAACTGCTTGACTTCCTCCATCTCCTCAAGTACTTCGTCCATGCGCTTGAAAGCGTAAGGTTCCAGAACATCGGTTAAGTACGACAAGTCACGGCTAGCGCGGAGCGCCACTTCCATCAGCCGGTACAGCTTGAATCGAACGTCCTGCTGGTCATAAAAGTCGAGCTTGGTTCCCATCTGAATCTCCTAAGGTTGGTTGGTACTGCAAGAGCATCATACCACTAGATTTCTAGTGTTGCAAGTAGTCTGTTGATCTTGTATCGTTCTGATGTCTGTGTGAGAGCGGATAGAGTCGTTTGGTATGTACCCCGCCCTTGCTTGCAAGGGACTCTCACCGGGGTGCAGACCAAACGGCTTTTTTTGTTCCCCCACTGACCGTACTCCGCACGATAGTAAGAGCCAGATCTGGGGCTGCGCGGAAGAAAAGCAGTAGCCGGTATGTCGCAAGACTAGGGGGCAGTTCCCGAAGAGTCCGGTCGGCTGGTCGAATCCCGAAGCCGAGGGGTTAGTGCAAACTAACATCGGGATGGTGCTTAGCACCCGAGGAGCCTTCCCTCTCTATCCTGTTCTCATGGGGTAGGGGGGTCTTTGCGAGGAGCGACATAAAAAATACATCGTCGCTGTGATATAAGCCATCGTCCTAATGATTTGGAGCGATCATGCCTGAATCAAAATGCAGTGATGATGCGTTCATCGAATGTTGGAAGCGTTTGGGTAGTATCAGTCTGGTTGCTAATGAACTAGGCCTGAGTCTCAGGCGAGCGAATGACAGAAGACGCGTCATTGAGAATCGGCACGGCATACTGCTCGAAGCTTTCAATGATCGGCGCGGGTTCAAGATCCTTCATCCTGAAAATAAAGTTCGTAGCATCGCCAACATCACGGGCTGCGTGATCGTGTTTTCGGATGCTCACTTCATGCCTGGTGAGCCGAGTGTGGCTTTCAAAGCGTTACTCAAGCTTATTAAAAAGCTTAAACCGGTGATGATCGTTGCCAATGGTGACATCTTGGATGCTGGCAGCATCAGCAAATACGGCCCCATCGGATGGCAAGAGGGTCAGCCTACCCTTAAGCAAGAGCTGGAGGCCGTGCAGTGGCACATGGATCAGATCTATAAGGCTTGTAAGGGTCTTGGCACGATCCTGCACCGCACGGTGGGAAACCATGATCTCAGGTTTGATAAACGTCTTGCTGGACAAGTTCCCGAATACAGAGACATCAGCGGTACGCGGCTTCAGGATCACCTGCCTGAGTGGAGTGTGAGCTGGTCTGTGCTTGTGAATGAAACCTGCATGATCAAGCATAGGTTGCAGCATTCAGGTATTCACTCGGGATACAACAATGTCTTGAAGGCCGGTCTGACGACAGTCTCAGGACATACGCACCTGTTGGAGGTCAAAGGGTGGGGTGACTACCGAGGCCGTCGATACGGTGTATCCACAGGGATGTTGTCTGATCCTGACTCGAATGCTTTTCTCTACCTGGAAGACAATCCCGTACCCTGGTGTAGTGGCCTTGCAATATTACACTTTGATAATGAGTATCGATTGCTTCCGCCAGAACTGATGGAGGTGGTCGACGGGACAGCTTATTTTCGTGGTCAATCTGTTTAACACTGGGGAAAATCATGTCAGACACATTCGTAACCGTTAGTCTCACAGAGTTTGAATTCGATTCTTTAGTAGACATTCTTTCTGAAAAAGAAATCGGATCTGGATTGGGTAGCTTGTATGAGAAGCTCATCGCAGCATCGGAAGCTGATGAAGAGGATGATGCTGAAGACGAATAGTCCTACCAGCCCACCCTCTGACCCGCCCATGAGGCGGGTTTTTTATTGGATGCCTCCTGATTGTTGACGCGTCATCTGACGCACATAAAAATGAATGTTGATCGCCTGAAGCAGCTCAGCTTCAGTGACCCCTGCCATCTCACACAGGACTGGCAGGTAGGCCACATGACGGGCAAGTTCTTCTTCCCATCTCTGCAAGTTGGCAACGAGTTCTTCCTGAATGTTTTTAGCCATTGGACTCACCGGCGGGTGTGTTAACGCTCCAGGTGCGGAAGGCGGTTTGCTTCTCAATAGTAGCCGGACACTCTTTCGATGGGGGAACCCATCCATGTCGTCGCCAAATGATTTCGACTGGAATGCACCAGTCGGCAGGGTCAATTTGCGACTTGAGAATACAGGCCCATGAAGGCATTTGTGAGGGTTCCATGTAGGTAGACTCCAGTTAGGTGTTAAAAACGCCTTAAACGCCCGTTTAAGGGCGTCTAGGGGCATTGTATGGTTTAGTCGGCTATCTTTTTAGATTACTGCGCCATGACTGGCATAGCGCTTGTCAACGTACTCACGCTCCTCGTAATCGGCTAGCCAATCTCTAGCCAGCACGTACTTCCACATATACCGATGCGTCCCTTGTTGGTCAGGGCATTCACTGACCGTGTAAACCTCCTCTCTGCCGTCAAATACCTCGCCGCGCACGGCGATGAAGGTGTCGGGAGCGAACTCCCGAACTTCAGTTACTGCCTGCAAAGCAAGCTCCGAGGTTGGATCAATATGAAAAGTCATGATGTTTCTCCTTAAAATATGGGGACATAAAGATGTGAGACGGAATTCCGTCCGAGTTGGGTTAGTCAGTGCATTGTTCTGACCAGTGCTCTGATTTTGTTTAAGCGAATGAGTTTTCTTCCACTTTTATAGGTGATAGTGCCGTCAGGGTCTTTAACCATAACATTGAAAAACTTGTCTGTTGTAACATCTCCGCTTCTGCGATAGGAATCTGAGGAAGCACTAAAAAACCTTTTCCCCGTTGCCATTTCCAGCGCATCATCAAAATTGTCCGCGACAATTGTTTTAACTGGTTTTTTATCTGAAAACTGAATTAAAAACGTGCGTTTCATCGGGTTTTCCTTTGCGATTAAGTTAGGGACTCGCGAGCGGGTTAGTCTGCCAATTTAAATGTGGCATAAAGCCAGTAGCATCGACTGGATGCCATGCCGTCATGGCGCAAGTGCAAAGGCGGGGTATCAGTGCCGAGCGGGAACTTATAAAGATCGGAGCACTCAAAACCTTCAGGCTTCAGCGCTTCGCACAATTCGCCAAACTTCCCGCGTCCAACAGCAACTTTGAAGCCAGTTCCAACGTGCCCAACGGCAAGCCATGACTCGCAGGATTCGATTTGTTTCATGATTGCCAATCGTTCTTCGAAAGACCTATTTGTATATGCAAGTTTCATAATTGAATGCTCCTATAGGTTGAAAAATACGGCGCAGGCAAGTGCTACCCCGAAAAGGGTAGCGATTAGCCAATCGATGATGGTTTTCATGCTTGCTTCAATCAACAAAGATGGTTCACGCCTAAACGCTTAGCCGCTTCGTAGGCTTCGCGCGTTTTCGCTTCGATTAGCTTTTGACCGTGAGCATTGGCAAAAACGCTACCCAAGTAGCGATCTTCCTCGCGCAAGCATTGCTCATAGCGTTGCACCGCTGCCTTTTGTTCCTTTGTGAGTTTCACTTTGATCATGATTGAATGCTCCAATAAGGTTCGATGCGAAATTGCATCCCGTAACCCCCCACGGGGGGTTCTAGGATGAAATCTCAGGCAGCGAGCAGCTCTTCTTGTTCCACTGTAGCGGTTAAGTAATCCATCGCTGATTGCGCTTTGCTGGCTGCTTTGATAATCGCCGTTTTGTCCTGCTTTAATACCTTGAGCCAAGATTCGATATAGCTTGCATGCTGTAGCTGCCCGTCGATACCGCATTTCATGCAAAGCATGGCAGCCCCTAGCTCTGCAATCAGTTCTTCAAAAGCATAGGCTTCTGATCCGAACTTATTGGCAAGCTTGCGATCAAGCCTGGATTGATGGCCGGTAGCATGAACGCTTTCATGCAATAGTGTTGCATGGTAATCCGCAAGCGATCTAAAGCTTGATAAAGCAGGCATGCCGATCAAGTCCTTGCTGGACTGATAGAACGCTGAGCTCGCCGCTTGAACTCCATTAGCTAGCTGCAAACGATCCACAACACTTTGCACTCTGCTATCGATAGAGCCTTCGAGCGTACCGCCTTGTTTGCTGAATGATGCCCCGTCGATGTCGTCAGCGTTAAAGACAAAATAATGCTTCAAAAGTGGCAGGGTAGCTTGCACTTCATCGCCGTTAGAGTCTTTGCGAGTCACGCTCAAAGGCTTCCAAAAGACGATCGGCACGCCTTTGCTGCCTTTTTTAACGCTTAGCCCAGCGTCGCTAGCTTGCTTGAACGTGAGCCAGGCATTAGATCTACCAGTTCCGAACATGCCGAGCCAGATCTGATTCATGCCACGATATACAGTGCCTGAGATCGGGTTATACGCTTCCGCGCTTTCATGCCACGGTTTAACCCAGGGCGCAGTGCCTGCTTCCAGCTCTGCAATGATTCTGTCCGTGATTGTTTGTGCAATATCCATTGTGATGACTCCATGTGGTGTTAAGGTGAGATCATCATAGGTCTATTTGCTTAGTGCTCGATCATACTTTAGTCTTACTTTACAGATTCTTACATATACAAACATCATACATATAGATAGGGTAATGTGTGTCTGTATGTCATGGGGGATTCTTGGGGTTCATCATGGATGACAGATGATCGGTATGTGTGCATCCCTCCGTTCTCCCTCCGCCTTCCCGATGGGGCCATGGCCGAGTCATCACCGCTCATGCTCATCATCACCGCCATGCGTCATGCGTGATTCACTTGGGCATGGGCCGGACACCATCTCAGCGCACGATCAGCATCCGGCAGTGTGGCAATCGCATGGGGTTCGGGGCATGGGCGGGAGTGCCCCCCAACCCTCTTCCCCCCAAAGAAAAATCACTTTCTGCTATTGTGATGTTTTGCATAGGAGTGGATATGGAGATAGAGAAGAGTGTGCCGATGCCACCAGAGCGTAAGCGCATGAACTTACCGTATGATCAGATGGAGATAGGTGATAGTTTCTTAGTAAAGGATGTGCCTATGCAGACGATCTGTAGTGCGAACTATCGGTATGGGAAGCGTAGGAATGTGAGGTTTATGGCAAGGGTTGTGGAGGGTGGTATACGCGTGTGGAGGGTCGATTGAAGTTTCGTGAGTACATGGATTGGATTGAGCACTCGACCGAGTTGGATCACAGCTATCCTTACCATTGCCTGGAGTGGTTTCGGGAGGAGAGGGGTAAGCGTCCTTTGACGCCTGTGGAGCGTAAGGTGTTTGAATGGTTGGAGGGGCGTTATGGTTTGGACAGTCGTGAGTGAGTGTTATGCCTGTCGTTATTCCAAGCACATTGGATGGGAGGAGCATCCGATGAATGAGTCTCGGATGGTATTACTGTGCAGCAGAACGAATCTGTTTGCCAGCCAGCGCTGTGATGCGTATGAATACGAACCGGGGACAGATCTCGATGAAGTTCGACTTAAATAAGTTTTACCGCTTTTGCCGTGAGTTGACGGTAGAGACCAAAGAGATGGGAATGCAAAAGCTGGGTACGCGTTTACTCGGTACGCAGTCTTATGTGATGCAAGAGATTGCCAAGGGATTGGAGGACAACAAACACTTCTTTGTGATTCTGAAGGGTAGGCAGCTCGGTATCACCACCATCTCCCTTGCCCTTGATCTTTACTGGCACTTTATCCATCCTGGCTTTCAGGGTACGTTGACCACGGATACGGAAGAGAACCGGGATCAGTTCAGAACGACATTAGCGATGTACATGGATGGCTTGCCGCCTGAGTACAAGATTCCGCTTATGAGTCATAACCGGAATCAGATGGTCTTGAAGAACCGATCACGGATGTTTTACCAGGTAGCAGGATTGCGCAGCAAGGGGTCTTTAGGGCGCGGTAAGGCGATCACGTACCTGCATGGTACGGAGACATCCAGTTGGGGTGATGAAGAAGGCTTAGCCTCTTTGCTGGCTTCGCTGGCTGAGAAGAACCCAGCACGGCTTTATCTCTTTGAAAGCACAGCCCGTGGCTTCAATATGTTCCATGATATGTACATCACAGCCAAACGTGCTCGCACGCAGCACGCAATCTTCTGTGGCTGGTGGCGCAATGAGATGTATTCGATTGAAGCGAATGATCCTATTTACAAAGTGTATTGGGATGGGAAAATGTCACCCGAAGAAAAAGAGTGGGTGAAAGATATTAAGAAAATACACGACTTTACGATTAATACCAGACAGATTGCTTGGTGGCGATGGAAGCTTAATGAAGGGATTAAAGACGAAGCATTAATGTATCAGGAGTTTCCTCCTACTGAAGATTATGCTTTTATTATGACCGGTACATCGTACTTTTCAACCAGTCGTTGTACGGATGCGATGAAGGAAGCGAAAAAACATTTACCCGGATATTATCGATTCAGTATGGGGCAGTATTTTGAAGATACGGAGTTAATGCGTTCAACAGATCGATTAGCGACGGTGTGTGTTTGGGAAGAGCCGCAACCTAATGGTTATTATGTGATTGGTGCTGATCCGGCTTATGGATCGTCTGATTGGGCAGATCGCTTTTGCTTACAAGTCTATCGGTGCTATGCCGATGGTTTAGACCAGGTGGCTGAGTTTGCCAGTTCAGAACTCAACACCTATCAGTTTGCCTGGATCATTTGTTACTTTGCCGGTGCGTACCGTAACTCCACCTTGAATTTGGAAGTCAATGGGCCAGGGCAGGCCGTGCTCAATGAGATGTCTAATCTCAAGCGTCAGGCAGCATCCTTGCCAGAGAAATACGGTACAGGATTGTTTGCCGTGCTAGCCAATATGCAGCACTACCTCTGGCGGCGTAATGACACGATGGGCGGCTGGTCAAACTCGATTGGCTGGATGACCACGGCAGCCACCAAAGAGCGGATGATGTCTTACTTCAAAGACTACTTTGAGCGCGGCATGATGGCTGTGAAAGGACAAGATCTGATTGATGAGATGAAGTCTATTGTCAGAGAAGGATCGTCCATTGCTGCTTATGGCAGAAACAAAGATGATCGGGTGATGGCAACAGCTTTGGCCTGTGCAGCCTATGCCGAGCAGGTGCAGCCACGCTTGATGCAAATGCGTCTGACACGCAAGACTGCTCAAGTACAAGACCTGACAGCGCCGGAATCTCAGGTGGTAGGCCGTCAGATTAACAATTACTTACAACACATTGGAGTCAAACCCAATGGATAAGCGCTACACCAAGACAGAACTCAAGCGCATCATGCACAA